TTCCGGGAGTGAGCAATAAATAAGACGGCATCAATAATAACGACCCGGCTTACAGAAATGTAGGTCAGGTCGTTTTTTTATTATGGGGAAGAATGAAAGTAGAAAATATAAAAATAGCAGATTTAATCCCATATCATAACAACCCTCGTATAAATGACGGTGCAGTAAATCACGTTGCATCTTCAATATCTGAATTTGGATTCAAAGTGCCGATAGTCATAGACGACTCAAATGTCATTGTAACGGGACACACAAGGCTCAAGGCTGCTCAAAAGCTCGGATTGATAGAAGTACCCTGCATTCAAGCTGATGACCTGACACCGGCACAAATCAAAGCATTCCGATTAGCAGATAATAAAACGAGTGAGTTCTCGGTTTGGGATTTTCCTCTGTTGGATGCTGAATTGGAAGAATTGAAAGAAATGGACTTTGATTATGATTTTGGGTTTGAGTTTTTAAGACCCGAAGAATGTGGTGAAGACTTTACTTTACCTGATGGAGATAAAGAACCATTCCAGCAAATTACATTCACTTTAGCAGATGCACAGGCTGAACTAATCAAATCAGCCTTAACACTTGCAAAACAGGATATTGATGTAGAAACCTTTGGAAACGAAAACAGCAACGGAAACGCAATTTATAGGATAGTGAACGAATGGGTAGAGCAAAAGAAATAAGAGTAAAAGTAATTCCTTCAAAGATTGCAAATACTTTTGTGAGAAAAAATCATTATTCGGGAAGAGTGGTCAATACGTCAAACCTACACTTTGGATGTTTTTTGGATGGAAAGTTACACGGTGCAATGAGTTATGGGTCACCTATGATTAAAAAGAATATATTGCCGATGGTTCAAAACACTGGATGGAATGAGATGCTAGAGCTTAACAGAATGGCATTTGACGAATATCTGCCTAAAAATGCAGAATCAAGATGTATTGCCATCTCAATAAGATTAATAAAAAAGAATGCACCACATATAAAATGGATTTTATCTTTTTCTGATGGTACGCAGTGCGGAGATGGAACGATTTACAGGGCAAGCGGGTTTCATCTTACTTCAATAAAGAATAATAATAGTTTGTATAGGTTGCCAGATGGAAGAGTTATTAATAATTTAAATATGACAGGAAAATATATGTTGTCAGATTTAGCAAAAAGACAAGACATTTCTTCAGCTTGGAGCTACAACAAGAACGCTAAGATACTTGGGGCAAAAAAAGTGCAAGGTTTTCAACTGCGTTACATTTATTTAATAGACAAAGCTTGCAAAATAACCGTTCCGATATTACCATTTTCAAAGATTGACGAAATGAATGCCGGAATGTATAAAGGCAAAAAGAGATTACAAGCGGACGCTCATAAGCGAGGTTCTAAAAACCATTTAGAAAAAGGCGGTGCGAATCCGACCCGTCCGCTCCATTTAAAGGTTACTTATGGCTAAAACAGGCAGACCTAAAACAAAGATCGACCTTGACCAAGCTGAAAAGCTCGGTATGTTGCAATGTACGTATAAAGAATGTTCTGCATGGCTTGGAATAGCTGAATCTACGCTAAAATCACATAAGGAGTTTTCGGCTGCTTTTAAAAAGGGCAAAGAGAAGGGTAAACTTTCACTCAGACGTTCTCAATTCAAATTAGCTGAGAAGAACGCAGGAATGGCAATCTGGTTAGGTAAACAATATCTTGAACAGAAAGACCCCGATAAAGATAGTAACGAGATTAGGTCACATCAAACAGAAACAATAGATTTTGAATATGAAGAAGTTAAAAGCTAAAATACTAACACTACCCGCACAAATCAGATTTATAAAGTCTGAAAATAAATATCCGTTTTTTGTAGGTGGCTATGGATCAGGTAAATCACAAGCGTTAACTATGCGAACAATTGATTTACTAAAACGAAGAGACGGAAAAGGGCTTGTGTTGGTGGGTGCTCCTACTTATGCTTTAGTAAGAGATGTAAATGTAATAGATTTTGAAGAATATCTCAGTCATTACAAAATCCCTTATAAATACAAACGAACAGAGAACAAGATAAAACTTACCGGAACAATAAAGGGTGAAGTATGGTTTAGATCGTATGATAAACCTGAAAAATGGGTAGGCTTTGAAGCTACAGACGCTATACTTGACGAGTTCGATATTATAAAAATAAACAAGCAGAAAGAACTCTGGGTAAAGGTATTAGCACGACTCCGTAAATGTAATGATGCGACTTGTGGAATAACAACAACACCGGAAGGATTCAAATATACTTATGAGCTTGCTGTAGTTCGTGGAATAGGTGAATTGATACAAGCTAAAACGCCTGATAATGTATTTCTGCCGGAAGACTATATTGACAGCTTATACGAACAGTATGACGAATTATTAGTTAAACAATATATAAATGGTGAGTTCGTAAATATCAACGGTCATTCTGCATATTATTCATTCTCACGGGAAAACTTAATAGACGAGTATAAACAGCATAACGGTGAAATATTTATCGGTATGGACTTCAATATTGATCCTATGACGTGTGTAATAGCACAGATGAATAAAGATAAACTGATTGTATTTGACGAACTGTATTTGAAAAACTGTAATACTGAGCGTATGTGTGAAAAGATTAAAGAACTATATCCAGATAGAGATATAGTTGTTTGTCCTGATATGACAGGTATTAAGCGTACAACATCTGCTACTGTAGGATATACTGATATAAAGATATTGCAAAAGCACGGGTTTAGGATAAAAGGGAAACGTAACCCTTTTGTCAGAGACAGGTTAAACACAGTAAACAACGCACTAAGCAAGAATAACGTAGTAATATTAGATACTCTAACCAGACTAATAAGGGATTTAGAGCAGGTTGTGTTGACTGAATATGGAGAAATTGACAAATCAAATATGGATTTAACTCATATATCGGATGCCTTTGGTTATTTGGTATTTAAACAGCTACCATACACATCAAATAAGTGGGTAATTTAATGGAACAATTGAAACACGCTAAATGGCAAGAAGATATAGCAAGAAGACAAAGAGCTTTACGGAATATAGATTTTTACACCAATAATCACAAGCCGTATATCGAAAAAGAGATTAAAAGGCGCAATCCTTCAGACGTTGTAGATTCAGGCAATGAAACATCAGCTCAGTTCTTATGCAAATATATAGAGCAAGATAATCTAACCGAAGTAATAATTGACGGCAAGTCTGTATTGTTTGAAGAGGCTGCTACAATCGCAATGAATAACGGAACAAAGAAGCAACAAGAAGCCTTTAAAGATATATCAAAATGCTTAGATTACATATTAGCACAAACAGAAATTGAAGTAAACACTAATAGAGATGTAGCCGTGATTCCTTTTGTAACAACAGTAAACGGGAAGAAGATTGTCAAATTAGAGATTATTACAGCGGATATGGCTTTTGTTAAGCAAAGCGACAAAGATCCTACACAAGCAGACGAATTCTATTATGAAGTAGGAACTAAGTCAAACAGTCCTAACGTGGCAGAGAAGATAACTCTTTATAATATGTGGAACAGCAAAGGTGAAAAGTACCGAGTTGAGATTAATAGTGACGGCATCGAAATTGAAAGGGAACTCATAGATAATACAATAAACTACGGATATATGCCTGTTGTTATGTTCCGTGATTATGTACCTATGCAGAACTTTTGGAAAGATGCAGTAAATTACACAGTAGAAAAGAACTTCCAAATAGACTTATTGCAAACAGGTGTAAATGTGAGTCAATCGCAGAACATTCCTACTTTAGTTCTAAAGAATTATGAGGGTTCAGATGTTAAGAAGGGATGGAAATTTGTCATCGGTACTAAATCAGATGGAGCGGGCAATGAAGGAGATGCAAAATATATAAGTCCTAACGCTCCAAACGAAGAAGACCAAAAACTCATAGATATGCGCAAAGAACAGGTTGCAATATCCAATAAACTATCTCCGGCAATCATAAAGGGTGGTGAGTTTACGTCAGGTTATCACCTGTTTTTATCTAAGCAAGACTTGTTAAAATATACTGTGACATTGAAGAAATACTACACAGAGCCGATAAAACAGTTGTGTAAGGTAATATGCGACACGTGGGTTGGTTTAGCTAAGTACAACTTCCCTGCCAACCCTGAATTTATGATAGATTATGCAGAGATTAAGTACCCTGAAAGCCCAAAAGAAAAGGCAGAAGTACGATTACTGAAAACGCAAGAGGGAACTTGGAGTCCTGTACAGTCACTAATGGAAGACAATCCGGAACTCGAAGAAAAAGAAGCAATAGAACGGATTAAAAAGACAGCTGGATGGAATAAACTAATGCAACCGGCAAACCCATTTGAGGAAAAAGAAGATGCAGAAGGATAGATTTTATATTCCTATATCAATGAGTAAGGAAAGACACGAGCAAATCTTCGGTAAAAAATGCGATTTAGCCGAAAATAGAGATTCTGTAGTGTCCCTAAATAGCAACAACTTACAAGAGCAAAGCGAGAAAAAGAGTAAAAAATGACCGAACAAGAGAAGCAAGTATTAAGATTTGAGAAGAATCTGCAAAAGGTAGTTAAGAAGTTAGATAATAAGCTCCGTGACTTACTTGCAGAATTCGACACAAGAGCCGGTGTTCTTACGAGCACTGACTCGTCAAAGGCTTTGCTTCTTAAAAGAGAACTTACTCAAGCGTTAAAAGATACAGGATATTACGATTTAATCAAAGACACGTTGAAAGAAAGTAGTGTAATGGCAGATATTAGGATAAAAGAGTTAAAAGATGTTATTGGTAAAAGGTTCTCTGAAATCGACAAAACAGTCATCAATGGTTTAAATAAAATGAATTACGGTGAAATGATCAACATCTCCGAAATGTCGAT